GAGGGGATGATACATTTACAGAAACAGTAATTGGTCCTGCAGATACTTTTTCAGTATCAAGAAAGAAAGATACTAGACCTGAAATTCTTCATAATGGAGTAGTAGTACGAAAAACATCCAGTGCTTTTAATACAACTTTTAGTTTTGATACTGAAAGATTTCAACCATTTGATGATTGGACAGTCAAAGTATTTAGGGTTACACCAGTAGCTTTTGAATATAGAAATAGAAATCATTATAATAATACTACTGTAGGGTCTATAGAAGCAATAATAGAAGATAAATTAAATTATCCTTACTCAGCTTTTGCAGCAGTGCTATTAGATTCTAATGATTTTAACTCTATACCAAAGAGAAGTTACGAAGTTAGAGGAATAAAATGTAAAGTTCCTACTAATTATTTTCCAAGAGATGAAATAAACACAGATGGTAACAGACTAAGTGAAGCTAAATATACAAGAAATATTACCAGTGGCGCAGATACAGGAACTTATCAAGATTGGGATGGTAAATTTAGAGGGGATAAAAAGCAATTTACAGACCCAAATTCTGTAAACTATAATGCTGTATATACAAATAATCCCGCATGGATATTTTTAGATATTCTCACCAATGAAAGGTATGGATTAGGTAAGTATATAGCTGAAAATAATGCTTATGATTTAATTGATATTTACCAGCTTTATGAAGTTGCTAGATATTGTGATGAATTAGTACCAGATGGCAAAGGAGGAACAGAACCTCGTTTTACTCTGAATACTTATATTAAAGATAAGCAAGACGCTATAAAACTTATAAAAGACTTAATAACTGTATTTAGAGGTATACTACTATGGCACGATGGAGAAGTATCTTTTAATCTATACCAAGAAAAAGCTCCAATATTTACTTTTACAAAAGGTAATGTTGTTGATGGAGCATTTAATTATTCTTATCCTTCTCGTAGAGTTAGAGCTAATCAAATTCGTGTAACTTGGAATAATCCAGAAAATCATTATAAGGGAGAAGTAGAACTTGTAGAAGATAGTGAAAATATAGCAAAAACAGGAAGAATTGTTGAAAAAGAAACAGTAGCTTACGGTTGTACATCACAGGGACAAGCACAAAGATTAGGAAAGTATCACTTACTAACTGAAACAAGAGACTCAGAAGTAGTGTCTTTTGCATCAGGAATAGGTTCTCAAATATTAAGACCAGGAGATATAATAGAAGTTCAAGATTCAGATTTTGATGATGTTCAATTAAGTGGTAGAGTTTCAAGTGGTGCTACAACAACGGTTATACCAGTAGACAGGTCTGTTGCTTTAAGTAATACTGCAAACGCAGACTTAACACTCATATTCCCAAAACCAGGAGCATATTTAGCTCAGCCAAATGCAACTATAGATAGCACTGTATTTAGACAAGGAGATTTAATACTCCAAGCAAAAAATCAATCTGATGCATTATATAATTTAGATGTTCAAGCAAATACAACAAATGCTTCTGATGACTCTGGAAACAAAATAAATTTAGCTTGGTCAAATGAAGTTAGAATTGAAACTAGAGCAATAAGTAGTTATAACACTACTCATGTTGTTGCAGCGTCAGCTTTTAGTTCTGCACCAAATGAAGATGTTATATATGCTATAAGTCAAACTACATCAGATGGAGAAAAATTAGCAGGGTCTCCTAAACAGTATACTATTACTGAGATAAAAGAAGATAACACTGATAAAACCTTTGGTATATCAGCTGTAAAACATTCAGAAGGAAAATATGATGAAGTAGATAGAGGTTGGGTAATGTCAACAATACCAGATGTCATGAGACCTCCAAAAAATTCTGATGGAATACCAACTCCTAAAAGATTTGTTTTAGGACTAGAAAAAGGAACTAGGGAAACTCTAGGAGGAGATGATACAGGGGACGCTCTAACAAGTGGAGAGGAGAAAAGAATTTTACCTCCTAGATTACGAGTAACTTGGTCTAAACCACAAAGTTTAAGAACAGATGATAATGGTGACCAAATAACAAGTGATTATGAACATATTCAACAGTACGAAATAGAAACAAATTTATACACAGAATCTATCGAGGCAGGGATACCTAACCTTGAAACTTTTGTTTGTAGTAAAGAAGAAATATCAAAACTCTTTGACAATATACCAAAAAGAGGTGTTTATATAGTAAGAATAAGAATAGTTGCTACAAATGGTGCAAGGTCTCCTTTTGTACAAAGAACAATTACTATTAATCCAGAAAAACCGGCAAAAGAACTAGAACCAAAAGTAAGATTTGGAGGTTCATTAACAAGTCCTATGAGCATAAATAGTTCTAGTGGTTTAGTATCTTTATCTGATAGTACTTACAATATGACACCTGCGGAAGCAACTCTACAAACTTATACAGTTTCAGGTGGTAGTACTGCCCAAACCTCACAAACTTTTGCAAGTCTCGCTAATGGTAATACAGGATATATGCTTCATGATTTTAGTGATACTACTGACCCATGGAAAGCTATAGAGTATGTTGAAGATACTGCTTCAAATACAGGACAATTTTTTAGATATGCGAAACCAATAGGAAGTGATGCATTTACACAAAAGACAGGAACGGTTACAATAGCAAATAGTAGTCCTGTTGTTGTTGGTACAGGTACAGCATTTCTTACAGAGTATGAAGCTGGAGACTTACTAGTTATAGGAGCAGCAGGTAATACAAGATTCTACGCAACTATTAATCATATATTCGATAATACATCAATAGAACTATCTAGATGTGTACCTCAGGCTTATACTAATGTAAATATCTTTGCACAGACTTTACAACCAAACTTTATAAAAGATACTATTATTGGCGAAGTTGCAAATACAAGTGGAACATTCTCACTTATAAACTATGCAAGTGGGAATAGAGGAGAGGACGCATATAGAATCTCAGGAACAAACGAAAATCATACTTTCCCTGCAAATAGTTCAGGAACAATATCAGATTTCTCTGGATATACTAATGCTTACACAGTTAAGAAAGGTACTGTAAGTTATACTTTTGCAGCAAGTGGTACTACATTAAATACTTTTGGACTATCTCTCGCAACATCAAACTGTACTGCATCTTTAGATGGTAGTGGTAATATAACAGTAAGTGCTTTATCAGCAGATACAGGAACAATCACAGTCACAGTTACAGATAGAGGAGATGGTAACGCAACAATTGATACTAGAATAATTACACTCACAAAAGCAAAAGCAGGAACGAGTGGTAGTATTGGTAGTGATGCAAAAGTTGTATCTTTAACTGCATCAGATAGTTCAATTATTTATAATGCAGCAGGGGCAAGTCCAACTCCAAGTACTTCAACAGATATTACTTTAACAGCAACAGCTAAAAACTTTACTGACCCACGAATGAAATTTACAGGAGATGGTATATCAGACGATGGTGACTTTACCGCTACTGGAGTATCAAGTGGAGTAAAAACTTTTACATTCCCTGTACCAGCAAGTATAAATACTTCACCACAAACAGTACAAGTAGAAGTACAGGAAGGAGCTTCTGGAGGAACAGTTGCTCTTGATACTATAACAATTGTATCTGTAAAACCAGGAGCTGATGGTGCTGATGGTGCTGATGCAATTACAGTAAATTTAACAAACGAAGCACATACATTCCCAGCGTCTAATACAGGAGTAGTTTCAAGTTTTGCAGGGTCAGGTACAACAATAGAAGTATTCAAAGGAGCAACTTTATTGACACCTGTTGCAAATAGTGCTACACCAAGCACTAATGAATATAAAGTAACAACAAACTCTACTACAAATATTACAGTAGGAAGTTTTACACTAGATACAACAGGTACAGATAAACGTATAGATATAGGCGACCATAGTGGAGTAGCCAATGGCACAGACTTGTCAGAAATAGAATACTCTATAAATGTAGAAAATAGTGTAACTCTTACAAAAGCACAAAACTTTAATAAAGCAAAAGCAGGAGACCCTGGAGCAACAGGTAATACCGGGCCAAGAAGCGCTGTTGGTTATATCTACTATCAATCATCAAGTGCAAGTTCACCAACAAGTGGAGATCCAGTTTCAACTTCTGGTGTATCTTTTAACTTTAGCACTCAATTATTAAGTGGTGGTGTAATAGGAACAGGTTCAACAAACTGGAATCAAATAGCGCCTACATTCACAGGTAGTAACTCAAATAAGTATTGGTATGCTTACTATGCTGTAACAGAGGCTACTTTCGGAGGAACTCAAACTATATCTTTCACTATTCCATATCAAGGACAAAACTTTACAGGACTAGTAACATTTACAGGTAATAACCTAGAAGACG